ATTTTATGTCCGTAACCACCAGTTAAATGATTTTCGGTGCAGTAGTAGGTTTTTAATCGATACCCTTCATGTAGCTTTATGCTCTCTTTAATATCTTCATAGGTCATATAAATCTGTCTCCTTCTGGGGCACGACCAATAGCCGTCTCCATAAATCTATCTAGTTCTTGGTCTAATAATTCTTGTTTGTGTTGGTCGAATGCCAGGACTTGGTCTCTATCCATGCGTTCTACCCAATAATTTGCAGCTATAGACAGCGCATCTATCTGGTCATCGTGTCTAAGTGCACCTTTATCTCTCGTAAGGCGTGTCATTTGTCTAAATAATTGGTGGTCAGGCGGTAATTCAAAGTCTTTTTTGATGATATCGTGTTCAATTACAAGCCTATGCGTATTCATAATGGGCTCTAAGGTATCAATAATACGTTTCTCTTTTTGTATATTGTGTCTGACCTCTTCTATTTCGCATGGATGTATCTTAGACATCACTGGTTTTAATAGTTGTGTTGCCATGCCATCACCAAAGTTACTCTCAATAACAACGTAATTAACTTCTTGGCGTTTTGCTATGTGCGCTAGTTCTTCTAATGTGTCTTCACTATAGCCACCTTCTAGTGCACCAATAGCTGTTAGATACAAAATACCATGCAACATTTTCATAACTGCATAACCTGTTCTATCTTCTCCACGCCCGGAAGGGTCAATTGACATTACTGTCCCCTCCCAAGGCGCAAATTCTTCACTCATATATAAATAAGAGGTGAAGTAGTCTCCCTTAAGACCCACGTTTGGTGTGTCTGAGCTAATCGCTGTAATTTGGTCTTGTCCGGAAGCCCATTGTATTTTTGCAGGTGCTTCTTTCCATGAAGCGCAACCTGAAACTATAATGAGGTCGTTTAGTTTGAGCGGGTATCTGTTTGCATCACTCAAGGTTGTATCCAACATGAATTGCAAATTGAAACCACTGCGCCCATACGAACTTAGACGTTCCATCAAATCAACTTCGTTAAACCTATCTGGGTCAGTTGGTTTACCTTCTGAAGTTTTTTTGTCAGCAATAACTTTTGCCAGCTTGTTTCCATAACCTACAGTCTGTGTTGTTGTAGGATATAACGCTGGCCATACACGTGTTTGATATCCACGTTCTTCTAGGGAATTATACAAAGACATTTCTGTCTGTGGTGTCCCTAGGAATATGATTCGACCGACCTTAGGCTTAATAATAGCATCAAATTCTTTTACTGTTTCACTTAATCTGTCTCTCATTAGCTGTGTTTGCGAGTTATTGGCACTCTCAACGTCATCTGCAATGATTAAATCAGCACGTGAGCCTGTTAATTGTCCTGTTACTCCCATTGACTTCACACTTGGCGCATGAGAAGCGTGAGCTGGTGCAACATCAAAACTAATCTTTGAATGTCTCTGATTATCTCGAGGTTTTAAATGTTCGAGCATTGGCATTTCACCAATTAGTCTTTGAGTGAATGTACTAAAGTCATCAGCTCTAGTTTTAGAGGCTGATACCACTAAGATATTTCTTTGTGGGTTTAATAATAGTTGATGACAGACAAAAGCAGATGTAATCCAACTTTTACCGACACCTCTGAACGCTTGAATAACTAATCGTTTATCTTTGGCCTGCAGATAGTCTGCTATATCGTATTGTATTGGTGTTGGGTCTGGTAAATTCAGATGCTTCCAACATAAATACAAAAAATTTTTAAAGTTATGTATTTTATTCATCTATATCAAAAGGCACGTCTTCTAATATGTTGTTTGCCTTTTTAATTATGTCTTCTGAGCTGTAAGTTTTACAGACTTCAAGACAGACTTTCATTTCTGAAGCAGTAAGGTCATCACCACTTTTTAATTTTTTATAAGCTTGTTGTACTAACAAGATTGGTAGTTGGTCAATTATTGACTCTATCGTCTCTTTTTCTTCCACTATTGTATAATCCTCTCACAATGTTTGACCCCTGTTGCGTCTATAGACATTTCGCAATTTTCTAAAGTACACGTGTACTGAACTGAATTGCCTGAATTTCTCTCAGCAGTTCGTTTGCCCTCCAGGCATTCCCCTAAGCTTTCTTGGTGATACCACCCTTCAATAGTTTTATTGCCACCGTCATAGATATAAAGACTAAGTATAATGACAGTTTCAATGAGCCCCATTTTTTCTCTCCTCTAAATCTATAATTCGTTCTTCATGAAATTGAATTATCATGTCGTTCTTGGATATTGCTGGAATTTCTATTTCCATTTGTTCTTTAAGCTTGTCTTGATTTTTTGAAATGTATTCAACAAGCATAAATAATTCTTGTATCTGTGGAGACACCATGTCCCCTTTAGGAACGCCTTCGATAAACTCGTTAGCAGCTTCTAAATCTTTTTGAATTAATTGTAGCTCGGTCTCGATAGAATTTAATCTTTCGATAACACCGAATGCAAACCATACGCCTACAGCAACAGCACCAATGATTGAAATAAGATTTCGTACTGGCATAGCAATTGCCGTTTCATCTGAAATCTTCACACTTCTGTCCCATAACGACTTTCACAATAGAACTCAAAACCTGTTAATTCAGGTGTAAATGCTTCTAAGTGTGGGGTTATAAGTTCGACTTTGTGTTTACTTATATATTCATGGCACGTCCACGTGTCAGAAAATGTTTGTGCTGTATATTCTCTTGATGCTTGCTCTCCATTAGTAAATGTAAGCATAACGGTTATTACAAACCACATTATTTCTTACCTTTTAATAAATCAATTCCTCGCAAACCATATATCGAACCGCATATTCCAAGAAATAATCCTTGATACCAATACGGAAGATTTTTAAATTGTTCGAAGAAAGTGTCGAGCTTGGATTTCATATCTGGGTCGTCACTAAAGACGCTCCAAATCAAAACAAGTATTGGTAGTGATACCAGAATAAGAACGAACTCATCTTTAAATCCTTGGTCATTAGAATTTCTAACTGTTGCTTGGTACTCAATTTCACCTTTAGCCATCGCTTCAGAGTGTCTCAATGCAGCATCAGACTCATACATCTTACGTTTTTGTCTGTTACCCATGATGTGAGTTCCTGCCCCAACAGCAAGCTTCACTATGTCAAATATCACGTTATTACAAAGTCTCTTATTACGATTATAAATTGTGTGAAGACACCAAAGCCAATAGCCCATAATACTTTATTGATACGGTCAATATCACGCTGAATGTGAAATAAATGGTTTGTCTGAATTGTCGTAATGGATTGTTCAATTAACTTTATATCGGCGTGTATACGCTCGATTTCGAGATTTAACTCATTAACGTCTTTCATTAGAACACTATTGCAGACAGGATTATTGCTATTACAACTACAAACATAGGTACTTTGACCCAGATTGCATATTCTAAATATTCTTTAATCTTTGTTTTCATATTATTTTTCCTTGTGTTATTTATTTGTAATATTGTAAAATTTTAACAGCTACATCATTTTTATTAGCTACATCAATGCTTGATGTTGTTTGTTTTTTTGTTGCCCATTTATCAAACTTAGTATCACCAATATAAACTTCTTTAGTAAACACTGTGTAACACAGCTCACAATCAGGCTTATCAATAGCTACTGTTGCATTAGCTGGAATATCTTTTTGTCTTACCTTCCAAGCAGCATCATTTTTATTAACACGCACTACGCACGCTATATCAGAATTATCTTCAGTTATTTTCATCTCAGCTTTGCCGACATTTAATAAATAACTTAAAAAAGGTTCACTCCAAGTGTCATTATTTGGGTCTGTTCCATCATAAGTATAATTTATAATTAGTTTTTTATTTTCTAAATCTCTTACAACTTCACAATTTATTTGAGTTTTTATCAAAGCTTCAAATTCATCTAAATCGCTTGCTGTTATATTGTCTTCATCTGTCCACCATTGAGTTACACGAAAAGAGCCTGAAGTAAAAGCATGAGCCATAGAATTTTTAAAAATCTTAGGATTTGTTTCATGCTCTTGATGATATCTAGGGTCAGGACTTTCAATAAGTTGTGTTCTTGAAAGAAAATCACCATCTTTAGTTGCGTTTGTAAATGAAAATTGCATTTCATTATCTAAAGTATCACAGTTCCAAAATTCAAAAAATTTTTGCTTAATCATATTTCCTCACTAGTTTTATGTATTGTATGGTCTGAAATTGCAGTAAAACCAATTATATCATCAGTTAATTCAATTATTGTTTTAGTTTCTTTATTTAAATAATGTTTTGTTGAATCATAACCAAGCTCAACAAACCATTCATCTAAAATTTTATTTTCAAACTCGGTGTGTAATTTATCCCAATCGTTATGTTTATCTCTTAAAAGAAAGTTTTTTGGCGTAGCAGAAAAATTAATTGGTACATAATCAGTTCTAATTAAATCATCAAAAACAATTACGCCATTGACAACGTGTTCACAGCTTTTTTCAGCATATACAGTTTGTTTTTTTTCATATTCTAAAATCATACTAAGTACTAAAAGTTAAAGTAACATTTCCAGAATTAGGCATTAGATTACTACTGTTTGAATTATTAGTAGTGGATATTCGAAATCTGGTACTACTAAAAGTCGGACCAAGGGCGTTAGCCGCAAAATATGATACCTGTTGTGTATCATTACTATCAAAATATGTAGTTGAGCCTATTTTAACATATCGCCAACCAGTAAGAGCAGACAAAGAAGAACTACTTGAATGGTCTCCGTCTATATTTATTTGTACACCTCCTGTAGTTGAATTACCGCTGCTATTAGTTTGAAAATCTCTAACTGTAAAAGATGTACCACCACTTGTATTTGTAATAGTTTGGTCAGACCAAGAACCAAAAGAACTGGCTGAAAAAATTGACCCGAAGTTATTTGTATTTATTCCACGGTGGGCAGTGCTAGGAAAATCCTTTCCACCTGGTGAGCTTGAAGTACCACAAGTACCAGCAATACTAGCGTCAAAAGGTTGCGTATTGCTTTGACCATAAAAATCATCAAGTTGTATTGTGCCACTAGTTGGTACGTTAGCGTTGTTGCTGTGATTTAATACTAAGCTACCGCCCTTGTAATACTCGTTCATTGAATGTGGAGCTGAGCCACCATATTCTCCAACAAGAGAATTAATTGAAATAGCCCCTGAGCTTACAATAGTCACTATTCACACTCACATTCTTTTTTGCATTTTAAGTCTGCAACTTCAGCTTTTAATTCTTTGATTGCTTCAACAAGTAAACCCACAGTATTACCATAACGAACAGCCTTGTTAGTTTTATCTGTTTCTAAATCTTGAAACTCATAAACCACTTCAGGTAAAACTTTTTCTAAATCTTGAGCTATTAATCCAGTTGATTTACTTCCGTCTTTTTTATAGTTAAAAGTGACACCTCTTAATTGTGAAACTTTATCTAAAGCATTTGGAATTATCTCAATGTTATCTTTTAAATTTTCATCTGAAGGTGAACCATAAGCTGTGACATTAGCCAGTAGAATAAGATTCCCATTAGCGTCTAATTTCATTTTTTCGGTATTGTTATTTGCACATCTCCAACGGTGTGTATCAGATGATTTCCAAATAGTGTCTCCACTATTAGTAAAGTACATTCTTTCTCTACCTTCATTACTCTTAATCCAAGCAGAATGAGCAAAGACATTGCCACTTGCATTTTCAACATTAAAAGTAGTTCCACTTAGAGTAATTCCATTGCCACCAGTATAAGTTGTGTTGGTGTCAGTTGTCACATAACCAGCTCCGTTTGTTAGCTGATTGTTATTTGTAATGGTGTTGTTAAAAGTAGTACCAGATAAACTTAGACCAGTGCCCGCACTATAAGTTGTATTGGTATTTGTATCGGTAGCGGATATTGTTCCATTTGCTGCAATAGTTACATTAGTTCCCGCTGTTAATGCTGCGACAACATTAGTTGTATCCGTTACATCGGCACTTGCCTCAATACCATTTAACTTTGTATGGTCTGCGTCTGTAAATACATTAGAGTCACTTGCTGCTTCAACTGCAGCTCTTATCTGTGCATCTGTTTGGTCAGCAGTAGCTGATGCTTCTATTCCGTTTAACTTAGTATGGTCAGCATTAGTGAAGACATTACTATCGGATGCACTTTCAACTAAAGCTCTAATTTCACTAGCTGTTTGGTCGGCAGTAGCAGATGTTTCTATAGTATCTAACTTAGTTCCGTCTGTTGCAACGTCACGACCATCAAACGTACTATTAGTTGTAATAGCACCTGTCATTGCTCCACCAGCTTTAGGTAGGGCATTAGTAGCTAAAGTTCCTTGAGCTGCGGTTGCATAATCTGATGAATCAAATGCTTTAACTTGTGCTAAGTTAGTTACTTCTGAATCCATTAATGCTCCAGCCGAAGTAACATTTGCAGTGTCAGTAACATCTGCACTAGCCTCTATTCCATCTAGTTTAGTTCCGTCTGTTGCAACGTCACGACCATCAAATGTGCTGTTAGTTGTAATAGCACCTGTCATTGCTCCACCTGATAACGGTAGCTTAGTTGCAATGTTATTGTTTACGGTAGTTGAAAAGTTTGCATCATCTCCAAGAGCTGCTGCTAATTCATTTAAAGTATTAAGAGCTGCTGGTGAAGAGTCTACTAAGTTACTTACCGCAGTGTCAGTGTAGCCTGTGTAGTATGAGCCATGTTGTCCGTCCAGGGTATCAGCATCAACATTTAACGCATCAATATCAGATTTAGTTTGGTCAGCAGTAGCACTAGCTTCAATGCCATTTAATTTACTTAATAATGCGTCTGTCAAAGCGTTAGTATCTGATTCACCTTCATAAGCTGATTTAATTTGTGCACCTGTTTGGTCAGCCGTTGCACCACTTTCAATACCGTTAAGTTTAGAGTGGTCAGCATCAGTAAACACATTGGAATCAGAAGCTGCTTCTACCGCAGTTCTTATTTCTGCATCCGTCTGGTCAGCAGTTGCTGAAGCTTCAATACCATTGAGTTTGCTGTGGTCAGCATCAGTAAATGTATTTGAGTCACTTGCAGCTTCTACGGCTGCTTTTATTTCGTCATTAGTTTGGTCTGCAGTTGCACTAGCTTCGATACCGTCTAACTTAGTTCCGTCAGTTGCAATATCTCTTCCGTCTATAGTTGAATTTGTTGTTAATGCTCCTGTTAATCCACCACCTGTTAGTGGTAAGAAGCCTGAACCTAAAGTTACACCAGCAGTCCACCCAGAACCGTCATAAACTTTTAATGTGTTACTTGTTGAATTGTAAAATAAATCACCATCGTTTAAAGAAGTTGTAGGGTCTGAAGCACCAATACGATACTGCTCACTAAAAGCATTAACCGAAGCAAGGTTACTCGCTACTGTATTCACATTAGCAATGTCTCCGCTTACGGTGTTTACGTTAGTAATTGCACCAGCAACAGTATTGATATTAGAGCTGTTAGAGTTTGCAGTTTGAATATCACTGATTGCACCTGATACATTATTAATAACAGTGGCATCTCCAGCTACGGTATTAATATTGGAGCTGTTACTATTAACTGCATTAATATTTGAGCTATTTCCAGCTACGGCAGTTATGTTTGTGTCATTATCAGCTACAGTTGTTATGTTTGAGTTGTTAGCAGCAACAGTGTTTATATTAGAGCTGTTAGAATTTACTGCATTTATGTTTGAGCTGTTAGAATTTACAGCACTAACTGTACTTGCAATACCAGCAACACCAGTTACATCAGAAGATATGCCAGCAACAGTTGTAATATTTGCTGAGATACCAGCAGCAGTTGTCACATTGCCTGATATTCCAGCAATTGTGTCCATGTTAGTAACGTTAGTTGCAGTACCAAGTACGTTCATATCATTAACAACATCAGCAGTGCCAAGAGTATTCATGTCAGCTACAGCATCTGTTGTTCCAAGTAATCCTATTTGAGTTGCTTTAGCAGCCACAGCACCAATATCAGTAGCATCACCAGCTACAGCAGTAACGTCTGAAGCTATTCCAGCTACAGTAGTGACGTTGCCTGATATGCCAGCGACAGTTGATACATTGGAGTTGTTACCTGAAACGGTATTAATATTTGAAGAGTTTGAATTTACGGCAGTTACTGCAGAAGCTATATCAGCTACGTCAGTTACATCTGAGTCTATTCCAGCGACTGTATTTATGTTTGTATTGTTGCCGGCTACAGTATTTATATTTGCAGAGTTTGCGTTTACTGCATTAATGTTTGTTGCATTAGTAGCTACTGCTGTAATGTTTGAGCTGTTTCCAGCTACGGCTGTGACGTTTGCGTTATTACCAGCTACTGTATTTACACTAGCGATATTTGTTGCAACTGTTCCTATATCTGTGCCGTCATTAGCAACCGTAGTAACGTCACTATCTATACCCGCAACAGTGTTAATATTTGCACTGTTAGTATTGACTGCATTAATATTAGAGCTGTTACTATTAACTGCATTTATATTAGTAGAATTGGCTGCAACTGCATTTACGTTTGCTACATTCGTTGCAACTGTATTAACATTAGAAATACCTGTAGCTACTGTCGTAATGTTTGTGTCATTATTAGCTACAGTTGTTACGTTTGCATCATTATCAGCTACAGTTGTTACGTCAGCCGAAACTCCAGCTACAGTATTTACATTAGCAATATTAGTTCCAACATTATTTACGTTAGCAATATTATTTGAAACTGTGTCAATCTCTGAAGATGTTTCATTTAAATCATCTGCTACAGTTTCTACTTCTGATATTGCTTCCGCTAAATCATTAGCAACTGAAATTACTTTTGTAATATCGGTAGCTACTGTATTCACTGAGCCAATGTTGGTTGCTACTGTATTAATATTTGTTTCGTTAGATGCTGTTGAATTAATATTTGAAGCATTACTATTTACAGCATTGATATTAGATGAATTTGCATTTACCGCGTTGATGTTTGTCGCATTTCCAGCAACAGCAGTTACATTTGCCGAGTTGCCTGATACTGCGGTTACGTCTGAAGAAATACCAGCAACAGTTCCAATATCTGTAGCATCAGCTGCAACGGTATTAATATTAGATGAATTTGCATTTACAGCGTTTATGTTTGTTGAGTTGTTAGCTACAGCAGTAACATTAGAAGATATCCCCGCAACAGTTGTAACATTGCCACTAATACCAGCTACTGTACTGACATCAGAAGATATTCCACCAACAGTATTAACGTTAGCTATATTGTTAGAAACTGTATCTATTTCAGAAGTTGTTTCGTTTAAGTCATCTGCAACTGTTTCAATTTCTGACACAGCTTCAGCTAAATCGTTTGCTACAGCAACAACTTTTGTTATATCTGAAGCTACCGTATTAACTGAGCCAATGTTATTAGCTACGGTTGTTACATTAGCGTTGTTTGCAGATACAGTATTTACGTTACTGGCATTAGAGTTTACAGCATTAATATTAGCAATGTTTGCATTAATAGTTGTAAGGGCTGCTTTATCTGCAGTTGTAAGCCATGTGTTTTCTAAATAGTTTTTTGTTGCAACATCTTGTGCGCCCGTTGGGTCAGTTACATTCTTAATTCTTTTATTTGTTGCGTCCCATTGGAAGTCTGCACTATCAATTTTAATTTTATCTCCAGCGTCATCAATTGCTTCCTGTCCCATAAAGAATGCTTGGGTACTGTCAGTATCTAAGTCGCTTTCGGTAAGAACTGAACCAGAGCTATAATCTGTAAGTCTTGAAGCTTGACTGGTTGAACGTCTAATCTCAATAGCGGATGAATTTGCGGGAGCTGTATTAAATGTAAGCGTTGTGCCCGCAGCATTAAAAGTAAAAGCAGTTGTAGCGACAGCATTAATTGTGACAGTTAAGTCACCTGCTACTCGATAACTAAAAGGTATCGCGTATGCGGTCGTACTTCCGTTACCTGTGTAACGTACAAAGCTATTTGCCATTTTATCTCCTTATTTGTGAATATTCTTCTAAGACGGGTACTTTTGATTAATAGTTTAAAAAGGCATCAAGTGCTTTCCTTGATTCTTTCCTAATTGACTCATCTCTTCGTAGAGTTTCTTTTTCTATTTGTGGGAACTCACGAACCATTAAGTCGTAAGCTGCAGATTCAAACTGTCTTACCAGATTAACTAAAGCATCTTGCCTAAAGTCTTTACCCTCAACAACGCCTGCTGGTAAGTTTTTGTATAAGTTACTTCGCTTATTCATAACCATAAACTCTACAATTTCCTTAAGGCCTCTCTTTTTGCCCTGATAATTAATCTTCACTTCGTTCTTAAGTTCCATCCATCTATCGTAAGCAGTTTGTCCTTTGGTATTTCTTAGGTCTTTTAAATTAATTTTGCTGTTTCTGTCTATCTTAGATGGTCGTCTGTACTCTACATCTCTGTCTTCAAAGAATTTAGCTACAGCAGTATTTTTAAAATTTGTCATAGCAAATGGTGAAGACCATAATCCTGTTTGTCCACCTAATCCAAATAACCATCCATTCTTACGGCTAATCTTTTCACCAAACATATTACGCTCAGGCATAACAGCATCTGGGTCATCTAGTGGGTTGTATGTTTTTAAATTATCAGTAAATGTCCAAAGCTCACGATTGTACTCATCAAACACTCTGTTGTTGTAACGCATCATTCCTGACAAAGGTAAGAACTTAAACAAGGTTCTTCCAAAAAACATTCCTGACTTTCGTTCTGGGTCACGTGTCATCATCAAACCATCACCCAATAATAAGTCTGCGGTCTCTAACATTCCTTTTGTATAAAATTTAGATGTAAAGTTTCTTGTCATACTTGCTATCACAGCCATAGATAGCTCTGTCATTCTACTTTCTTGGTATGGTGTTAAATCTTCGTTAAATTCTAAGAAGTCACCTATTGCGTCTACCATGTCTGCAGCAATTGCAAATGGTGTAAAGAATGGGTCTAGTCTGTTCATACTAATGTAACGACCATCTTTCCCTTTATAAGAATAAGGTTGCCATCCTGTAAGATTTTCTTTTTCTTTATTTTGTCTAAAGTCTCTTGAACCACCACCTGTTGTCTTGCCATAAATAGCAGCAGTAAATGCTCCAACCCACAAAGCCCAACCCATAGTAATTCTTGCATTTGCTTCTGCAGCAGCTTCAGGATTTATAAAATCACCATCTGAATTTTTCTTAAGCATTTGTTTCATTTGAAATTGATATTTTCCAAAGATAGGTAAGTGTTGAAAGTTCCATCTAATTAAGTTTGATGGGGTATTGATAAAGTGTAATCCCATGGCACGTGTCCATCTGTGCTTATTAGTAAAGTCAAGAACTGCACCAGTAACTCTGCCTTCTACAGCACCTTCAAATGTACCGTCAGCTTTTTGCGCTTGTGATGTAGCAGGCTGTGTGTAGGTTGCTTCTCTTGCATAGTGTAATGGGTCATTAATTTCTAATTTATCTTGGTCAGTTAATACATCTGCTCTAACAGATGATTTGTTTGTTTGAACTGTCGAACGCGCTTGCCCTGTTTCATCCATATACTCTTTCATATATCGCCTAGATAACTCTTTGTAAGCTTCAATATCTTTTGCACCTCTAGCAGTTGTAAAATTATCTAACCTTGTAAAGACTTCAGGATTTTCCCTGGCAATACGTGAATTAACTTGCGCTGCAGCTCTAGCTTTAAAAGTCATAGACTTCATAAATTCATCTCCTGCAGATAAAACTCTTAAGGGGGAAGTAATTAATTTGATAGGAATGTTTGCAACGAAACGTCCAGCTCTACCAATTGCATTGCTTGGTGTTAAAAGTTTTACCATAGCAGTTAAATAATAATCTAATTGGCCTTGTCTTATGTTGCTGTCGTATTTTAATGAACGACTGTCTAAGATTGGACGACCAGCTTTAAAACTTTTGTATGCACCACGAATAGCTTCTAATGTGTAAACGTACTGATACACATAAGTATCAATAGCTTCACCAGCAATGACTTGTGCTCTTTTCTTATCAACAGGTGTCATGTAAGCAGCACGCACCAACATAACTAATGGCTTCCATTGTGTTTGCATTAATCCAGAGGCAATATTTAAGATGTGTGTATCTGGGCTAGAAAGTAAGTTGTTGTTTACATACTCTGCAGCTAAATCCCACTTATCAACTTTCTCTGCCCTTTGTAAAGCCAAGATAACGTGGTTGTCATCATCAAGTTTTGCAACAGCTCGCATATAGTCTTCAGGGTTGCCATCTAATTTTCTAGCCATTTCTATATCTTCTGGCTCAATTAATAATCGTACGGCCTTACTCTCATCAACAGCTTGTCTTTGTGACGCAAGAGCAGTACCTAAAGTTGATTGCGCTTTCTTTTGTATAAATAACAACTGAGAAATCATTTCTCTCCTGGCCATAAACTCATTTGTAAATTGTTTAACTTCTACTCTAGTTATGTGTTCACTATCTATTTGTCGGGCAAGCTTAACCATATCATCAGACTCTTTTTTTATAAGTTGACGCATAGCCAACATCTCACCAGCTATTTTACTATCTCCAAACATTTTAATATTTTTAATTAGTTCTTCAGGATTTAATCCTACAAGTGCTGCTTCTTCTCTTATCTGTTGAAAGTTTTTCATCACGATATCTGCATCCATCTTTGCAGATAAATCTCGAGCTAAAACTTTAATCATTTGAACAGGTGTGTGGTTTTTATCTCCTTCAGCCCATCTCTCGTAATTAAACTTTTCTTTAGGAGGTTTTCCTCCTGGTTCTCGTGCTACTTCTCTTAATTTTTTGATGTAATCATCTGTGCCTTTAGCTTTAATGGTGTTGTATTCTTTAATGTTTGCAATCTCTTCTGCTGACTTGTCTTGGTATCGCTCACCTTTTATTTTGGGTTCAGTTAAGTCATTAAACAATCGCGTTCCATTTAGTTCATCAAATCCAAAATTGTGAATGTCTTCTAAGTTTTTAATGCTTGCCTTCTTTTGTCCTCTTAAGGCAAACTTAAAACTACCAGCAGAAAACGCTGCACCAAATACAGTTCCAAAGCCTGTACCAAATGCAGTAGCTACTCCTAGTCTACCAAAATCAAATTTTTCTTGCACACCTGCATTTATAGCAGTGTGTTGTAATATTGTGTCAGACGCTCCTGTAATCGCACCTGTAGTTAAGCCTTCATAAATACCACCTTTTACAAGTGCAGCACCGAATGCTTTTTTGGTTGCAGCTTTTGCAGAGTTTTCAAAAATTTTTTGATTTATCTTTCCTGCAACTTTATTTTTTAAACGCTTTTTTAGTTCTACTTGGTATGCTTTCTTTGCTGCTGTTCCACCAACACCAAAGCCAATAACATTTACAGGGTCAAGCAATAATGCTCCTCCAAAATCTATAAGCCATTCACCAAAGTCTCTATTTGGGTCATTCCAAAAACTAGGAAGATTCTGATAAACATTATTTATTTTTGCAAACTGCTGTAAACGCTTAGGGTCATTTGTTCCTCTAACTTGAGACAAGTCTCTTCCCATTGATACCGTATTGTTATTTCGCCATGTTCTGTCACTATAAAAATAATCTAAAATGTCAGCATCGTCTGCGTACCTTAAATCTGGTGCACCTGTATACAGTGAAGTTTCACCTTCTCTCCATTGGTAATAATCTCTTAATGTATCTACGAAATCTTTTGTAGTAAGTGTTTCTAAGGCATCTTCATTATATTTTGCTTTTTCTTGTTGCCCTATAGTGCCTTCATAACCAAAACCTATATTTCTTTTAAAGCTCTCTTCAGCTCCTATTGTGAAGTCTACCATTATTTAGTGCTCTCAAAGTATTGATTCATGGCATCATATAATTGTTTGTAAGTAAGACCCATTGCCGTAGCTAAATCTTGCAGTTGCATATCAGGAAGTGCCAGGAAAAACTGTTCTGCATTATTAGCAACAGATGCTGGTAGTTGGTCAATAACTGCTTGTGCAATTTGTGGATACACTTGCTCTTGTAATATCTGATTAGTTGCGTTGGCTACAGCTTCTTCATCGAGACGATTAATGTCTCCTAAGTTTGTATTTATTAATTCAAACATATCGAATTGTGGTAATGTTTGCTCTAAGTCACTAACAACTTCGTTAGCATCAACAGCATTAACTTCTTGAACAGTACTAAAATCTGTAAAGGTTGGGTCTGTAGTACCATCATTTACAAACATTTTTTCTACATAATCACCTATTTCTTTCATAAATATCATTCTGTCATTAAGTGTTTTGTCACCTTCAGCTTCAAACTCTAAAATACTTGATTGAATATAAAATGTAGAATTTCGAACTGCTTCTTTATAGTTTTCAGAAATAATTCCTCCTTGACTTTGAAATGCTTTAGCAATTGAAGCATTAATTAAATCTGTGCCTTTACTGTAAGTTTTATTGCTATAGAAAATTGCCTCTTCACCTGTTTGACTTCTTCTATGTGAGTCTCCCCAAACACTTAATGCCTGACTTACCATACTTCTTGGAAATTGACCTGCTTCAAAATCTTTTATCATTTTACTTATATCCTCATTGTAATCACCTCGAGCAATAGAAAGAAGGAAAGCAGATTTAGCACCTTCTCCAGCCATAGCATCTCTTTCTAAAGTATTAAGCCTGTCAAAAGTTACTACTGAAGCTGGGTCTATTTCTTTAATTTGTTTTCGGAGTTCATTGAGAGCTTCATCATCGTTTAGGTCTGTATCGACAAAAGCTTGAACAAATAAACTTTTGATGTCTTCTTGGTCTTGATAATTCTGTTTCTTAATTTCTCTGTCTTCAAATCTATATCGTTCCGCACTTATAGCTGACACTAGTGCTCCTACGTCTTCTCTTTTTGTACCTATAAGTGAACCAAGTTGTTGACCATTTTTACCAGTACCCCTGTCACTGTTTAAGATAGTCATAGCTTTATCAAAATGTTCTAATGAAGTTGCACTCTGCACAAGAAACTTTGCGTGTTGTATTGCAGCATCATTTAACTGGTCATTGGTCATATATTTATTTTCCTGACCAGCAGTATTTGGAAGTTGTGAGTTGAATGAATTTAAAGTTTCCCAATAATCATCCATATCAGTAACTGTATTATCTAAAAACTTAACTACATTATTAACTTTTTTTTCTTCAGCTTTTTTACCTCTCATGTCTGCATCTTTCATATATTCATTTGCAGACCAATTGTTAAACGCTACCGAAAAACCATTTCTATATGCTGAACTTTTAGACGCCATGTCAGGTATCTGTGGTGCATAAAATTCTCTTAAGGTTTGTTTTTCATAATCATAGTTACCCATATTCTCTCTAATTTTAGAGATAACTTCACCTGCCTGAAAACGTCCTACATTACCTTCCACCACCGAGGTTGCCCATTTGTTAGATAGTATGGGGTCGTTGCCTTCTAAGATGTAAGCATTTAATTCTTCAGGAGACATTGTAGTTTTCAAATATTCTAATTGCTCTTCAGCTTTTTCTATTTGCTTCTCTTTATATTTTGGAACAGCTCTACTAACAACTCTGTCAGTCTCTCTTAAAGTTTCTACTAGTTGTGTAAGTGAGTTCTCTCTGCCAGGATTAACTCTCCCAGCAAAACTAGAGCCCATATATTTATTAGTAACTTGTGATTTGTAAGCCATTATACTGTCCCATAAGTATCAACTGCTGCATTACCAATTCTAAGAGCTAAGTCTGTAGAGTTTGGCATATAGACAGGAGCTATATTGTTATAAATTCTTTGCATATTTGCATAAGCATCAGTTCGTTGATTGTTTAATGTCATCATGTCGTTTTCAAAACCAAATGCGATGTCATTATAATCAGCATCAAATACTGTACCGACATCTTGTGCTACTCTGAGTGAATTACCAAAGCCTGCATTCTGTGCTTTAGCTAAATCTTTCATTCGTTTTAATTTTGCACGAAACTCTTCTTTACCTTTTTCTCTAGCTGCTTGTCCTCTTTCAGTTTCAATCTTAGATAAATCATTAAGATACGCTTGGTCAGCGTTAGCTCTTGTTTTATAATCTGCATAAGCTTGATTAGAGGCTTGTTGCCGTTGCTCCTGCCATCCTGTAACAGCAGTACCAATCTTTAGTGCCCCGATTGCCATTGTAACCGGGTCAATTCCACACATTATGTCATCTCCTTAATCATTAATAAAAATGGTATTTTTCCATATCCGTATTCTGGAAACTCTTCTTTAGGTTCAAAGTTAAGTCGTTGTAACCACTTCAATGAAACCCAATTTCTTTTGTCTACAAAGTTGTAAAGGTACTTATAGCCCTTACCCATCTTTGCTATCCAATATGGATTTTGTTTAATAAATTCTTTTCTATGTTTTAATAAAACTTCACTTGATAATAACCAAGCGCAACCAAACTCAGGGTCGGTACTTGGTGTACATCCAAACATTCCAATCACACCTTCATTACCAACACCCATAATTGTATAATTACGAGCACCTTCAATTGTAAATGGTATGACTAAAGCTTCTAATGAGCCTACATTGTGTGAAGCTTTTATTTCTTGTCTGTCTTGCTTACGCATTGTCTTACATAAAACTAAAATATCTTTTAGTTCCGCCTCCCTAACAAAAGGTTTTTCCATTAAATACGTCTTGACCTTCTGTGGTAGAAACCTTCAACTTCTGCCTGTGTAATTTGCACAGGTAGATGACTGTCACTTATAATTGAACAGGTAAAATCGGTATTACGCGCTGCTATCGGTACACGCAGTTGACCTGTTAAGATTGCTGGAGCTCCTACTTGAGATTGTGATTGCCCAATAACATAACCTGTCATTTGTGAAACCCCTGCTGGCCTATTTTCAGGTATTGTTGTTACTCTGAAGTAACCCGTATTATTAAAATCAAATGTAATTGTTCTTATCTGATAACGCCCAGAACTAATTGCTAGCCGTCCTCTTCCCGTATCTTCACGTACATATTGTGGTGATAAAATGTAAGTGGAGGTGTATGGAACGCCTATAAATAAGTTTGGCACATTGCCTGCAACTGTATAAGTAGAACCGCTTGTATTTGTTGCAGTATGGTTAATACCTGTATCTCTTTCTACAGCAATTAATCCTGCTTTAGCACCATAAGGTGATGTAAATGTTGTGAGGCCTGTACTTGCACTATATGTACCTGTCACATTTGCTTTTAAATCTACATAAACTTTAAAATCTAATGTCGACTCTTTTAAATTCTGTAAATCAATTCTACATAACTTTGTAGTCTGACCTTCTGCAGCTAGAACATACAAGTATGACTCTAAACTAACTGCACCTAATATTTTAACACCGTCAAATTCCCATTTAGACCACGCTGTTTGTACCTTCTCTCCCTTATCAAAGAAATATTTATAAACGAAAATAGTATCTGAATTAACAGGAGCAACATTTGAACTTGTATTATATGGTGCAACTTGGCTATCATTGTCATCGTGACATAGCACAAACAATGTATCTTCAATGTTGTTGCTAATAATTTGAAAAGCACCCTTAGGTATTAATGTTTGAACAGAAACTGTGACATCAATACCGTCATTGGTTAATGTGTCATCATCTGAATAGTATTCTCTGATAGCTGTATTATTATTACGTGGTTGTGCAAAGTATGCAAAACGTCCAGCAGCAACAGGTTGAACTTGGTCATCGTGTTCAAAGGTTGATACTGCATTTAGAATTGCAGTTGTTGGTGTAATAGTATCTCCCGCAGTGTCTAATTTAAATTGTTGTGTGTCAGAAAATAACAATAGTGTTTCGTTAAATGCTACAGAGTTCTTTAAAGTGTTTACTTGCGTACCTGAGGCTGCAATATCAATTGGGTCAGTATCTAAAACTTGAGTAACAGTAGTAGAAAAGAAATTAAAGAACCCACCATTCTCTGTGAAAATTAGGTTCTCTCCTGCTAATAGACCAAGTCTATTTTTATAAAATGTTAAATTCTGTATAGGTTGACCTACAAATGAGGGATTAGGGTTTGTTGTTAAATCACCACAAATGCGGTCGTTAAAATCTAGTTGTTTAAATGTAAATGTACCATCGTTGTTATTCACTAAGGCATGAGGCATTTTAGAATTATCTAATCCTACTGAAACCCCTGGAGCGATAGTTTCAGACCAAACACCGTTACCTTGAAACGATACAAAATAATCTGTAAGTTCATCCCCTTCATCGCCTGTAACTTTAACCTTAACACCAGTCTTACCGTAGTACGGTAGACGACTAAATGTTTGTATTTCATCTCTGACTACATACATAGCCAAGTTACCTTGACCATCTGCAGTATCTACGGTGTAGGCTGAGTTGTTATCTGTAGGCTTACCATAAATAACTGAGTTATAACTTTCAAAAGTAAAATAGTTAGTAATGCCTGAATAGTTTGCAAGGCCTTGAGTGGTTGATAGTGTTGCATTGGTATCAGTACGTACAGTTTTAAATCCTATTTGTGATGCACCTGCATTCCAAAATTCACTAGAAGTACCGTTTAATAAAATATCTTTAATTTTATTTGTATCACGAAATGCACTATCAGTAGTGGCATCATTACCTGAAGGCATTTGAAAGATAACTGCAATTTCCTGAGGCATACTCGGGTGCTTAAGAGTTACTCTATATTCAATACCGTATTGAGACTTTGCTACATTAATTAAAAACTCTTCTACTTTAGCAGGACTGGTGCTGGTATCAGCAATAGGTATAATTGATTTGTTAGCAATAAATGTAAAGTCAGCAACACTAACGCAGTTAAAATCTTCTCTTGGATTAGTTGAAGCTAAATATGTAACCCCATTTGGTGTGCTTACAGGATATGAGTTACCATCAAGGTCAAATACTTTTATACCTTGGTGATAAAACGTAACGATAAAACGAGATGTAGCATCACGATTAATGTTCCAAAACTTAATAGTGTTTGGATAGGTGTTAGTTGCATCTAAAGTTTTTACAAATTCTAGCGGAGGTCTTTTAGTCAAACCTTCCACAATATTATTCTGAAAATTAATCTGGTCTGTACCCTGATTAATACCTCTTTGTGTTGGAGTTTGTTCACTCATTCCATTTAAAAAGTTAGGAATGGTTTGAGATACAACAGGCATTAATAAGTCCTTCTAGGTGGTCTATTAATTATCGAATAAGTGTTTGCATCCCCTTCCAATATATTAACGTCTGCTGAACGGCTGTCAGCTTGTTGGAATGCTATGTATGCTTCTTGTTCATCCTTGCCTATAAGGCTAGCCAATTCAGTGTCTCCAACAACACGCGCTGCAAAGCGTCTACTTGCTTTGGCTGTAATATAGCGTCTTGCATATTCTGGGAGATGTTCAAATTGTTGAACGAGAACTACGTCAATAGTTGGTGCAGTTGTAAATATATCTGTGTGATTATCCATATCGTATAAAAAACCATCACGTATTACATAATTACGACTGCGGTTATCGGCTGAGGCATCAGCTTGAACGCAGTTAACAGGTAATGGTATTTTACTAGTGTCATCAATTGTCACTACGAAGTTGTAGTGTGAGTTAAAATTCCAGCCCATTGATTGCACAGACATAGAACTTTCATTCAAAAGATTTTTAGCGATAGATACATCGACAGTTGCATCACCTTCAAGAGTATTGATAGGAGCTTCTCCTATAACACTCAACATTATGTTAACTGCTTGTAACTCTGAGGTTGGTGTAATTTGTGTTGCCATAATAATATAAAAAAGTAAGGGCAGAGCAAGTCTGCATAGTGATAAATCTTGATGCCCTTACTAGTTTGTTGTTGTATTAATTAAGCTTACGCTTCCTTAATTCCTACAGCAGCTTCTGGTCTTAATACGCCGTGTCCTTGGGCGTATTTCGCTACCATTAGCGTACCTTGTCTTCTTATGTCGTATTCTGACTCTACTGATAAATCCATTAATTTAACAGTACCTGCAGCAGACGGGTGACATACTAAACAAACATAGTTTGATAGGTTCACTGCCTGTGGGTTTGATACAGACGCTGAAGTACCCGCATCTGGTTGACCTGTAGTGATGTTAGAAGCAACAAAGTGTGCAGTTGGAATTAATTCAATTCCAGCAACTTTTAATACTTTACCATCAGCAACTCCACCGTTTGCGCCACCACTGAAATCTACGTTTACAGCGTTGGTAGCATTAGCTAGTTTGTAGTATTCTTCCAATCTAATAAAAGCTTTACGTCCTTCTTTTGGTACGTAATGACTATCAAGATTAGAAGCAGCATCAAACAATGAGTCAATCATTGCATTCGCAGCAGTTCCAGCAGTTGCAGAAGCGATACTTGTATTAGTTAATACAGTACCAGCGTCTCCGCCTGTTACAGAAGCTGAAGCTTGTGCAGCTTGACCTATGGTTTGTAAGATATGCTTATCTTTTTGGAATGCTAATGCACGTCCTATTTCAGATGTGTAAGCACCTCTTACATCATAGTGGTTCTTAGCTTCTTCAATGTTCGATAAGAACACAGAGCTAATTAAAAGGTCATTAACAGTAATAACCTTTTCGTTGTGGTTGATGTCATTTCCAGTGATTTCTGCGCCTGGTGTATGATAAGCTGCCACAGTTCTTCCCATAACTGGGAATGTTGCGGACTTACCATTAGAGATTGTTCTCACAGTCTCAGCACCTGCTGTAACTGAAGCTCTTTCAAAAGAAGTTAAAACTTCTCCTGCGAAGACTTTCAGAAACAACGCATCTTCAGTACCGGAAGCATTGACTCTACCCACTGATATTGGTGAGGCATTTGCCATATTTATTCTCCTTGGTTAGTTTTGTTGTTTAAAGAAAGCATCCACATAGTTTAGCTCATAATCAGGATTGTCCTCCGCAGAGGGTCAAGCATTTGCTTAATTATGTTTCAGCAGTTGCCACCTATAAAAGGTTGCACAACTATTGTTCTTAAGGTAAAAAACCTGTGCGTTGGCCGCATTAGCTCAGTTGGTAGAGCAGATGATTTGTAATCATCAGGTCGGCAGTTCGACTCTGTCATGCGGCACGCGTAGTATTTATTTCTT